GTCGTTGAGTTCATTGACCCTGAAGTAAATTGTGGGGTCACTGTGTTGGCTCTAGCTATGCCGGGTGATAGCAGAGCTAAAAGCAGAATTAATTTCTTCATGCTTTTGTTGTTGGTTTTTTAGTTTCTCCGTTTCCGTTTTTCTTTCCGTTACCATTTCCTGTAGACAGCCCGAAAGTTGCCAGCGCACCCGTAAAGATGCTGGCTACGAACGTGATATCGCCTGCTGTAGCTGACTTTTTAATCATTGGCAGTTCGACATAACTTAATGTAATAATAAAACCTGACCAGATAACTACACCTAAACGCACTGCTGCGCCAAGTACTGCCATCTGTTCCTCATGGTCGTCTACGTTTTCTTTAAGTCTAGTTAAGAAACTTTTTGGTTGCCCTTTGATTGGCTTAACTTGTTCCATGTTGTTTTTAGTATTGGTTTTAATGCAGTAACCGCCCATTTAAAAGCTGCTGTAGCTGTAAGGGTGGCTGCTACAGAGACAACCGCAGTTGTCCCAGCCGTTACTAATATTTCGTTTTCCGGGACAGGTATTTTTAGATCTGTAAACGGTATGTCTACTTTTCTTATACCTGTTGTTTCCGGTTCATCATTTGCCTCTGCCTGTACTCCTTCAGGAGCTTTTAAGTCGCTAGGTGGTACTACCATAGGAATGTATGATGGCACGTCTGCTGTAGGTAAAGGTATAGATATTGTTTTTATTTCTTGTATTGGTGGAATTACTATGGTAGGCAGTTCTATGCTGCTACCTCCATAACTGTAATCGTGCAAGGACAACGCATATGTTGATTATAATTACCATTACCTCCTGTAGTTCCTACTCTTCCGTAATAACTAGTATTAAATACTTTCATTAAAACTCCATAAGTATGTGCATTTGTATCTGCTGGTGTATCTAAGTACATAAAAGCAACATCTTCTGCAAAGTTTTCTGAACTCTGTCTAAATCTAAATGTTCCTGATTCGGCATTATTTCCTGATGCTGCACCTATTGCACCAGATATTACACTTCCATCTTTTGCTAACTGAAAACCAACAGCATAATTTGCTCCACTATTACCACCATATAAAGTGACGTTTATCAAAATTTTATTACTTGTTGAAGCTGCTGTAATTGCTTGAGTTAAACCTGTAACTAATACATAACTATTACTAGCTGTAGAAAAAACATCAGTTTTTACTGTCTGTAAAACTTGCACAATTTTACCTGTACTTGTATTAGGAAACGCTACCTTACCATCTGAACTAAGCGTAATCCCGTCAGAACTAGCTGACGAGTTACGTATTGAGTCTACGATTATTCGAGACATTGTTTACCCTCCTATGGTTTTGGGTAATCTGCCTTTACCTTTGCAACGTGATCTTTCCATGTAGAGGTTCCGTTTACTGCGTCCCAATACTGCATGTCTAGCTGATCGCCTACAGAGGCGTAAGCTGCTGCTCTGTCAGATTTATACTTAATTGCTGCGGCTGCATCGTCTATTGATTTACGAGCTGCTGCCACTTTGACAGCATCAAGTGTTACTGATTTGCCGTCTTTGTCAAACGCTCCTGCGGAGTCGTCTATTGTAACTACTGTGCCTGAGTATGCAGAGTAGATTGCTTCGTGATCTAATGCCATTGTTGTTAAAAAAATTGTTTGTTAAGATGCTACTTCCATAGCTGTTAATGTTGAAATTCCATGAAACCATCCAGAATCCCAAGTTCTATTTAGGTATGTTGTACCAGAATGTGTTTGCCAAGAAATTCCATATGTAACTGCACTTGTGGTATTTGGAGAGTCTAAAAATTGAAAACTTTGTCCACCGTATCTTGAACCTCCACCGTGAGCAAAGACTCCATCTTCATCATCTTGATAAGTACTTGGAGTTGCAATTTCAGTAAACGTACTACCAGCGATAGTTCTTCTCAAACGAAATACAGCTTCAGAACTTGTACTTGCAATATACAAGTGACCTGAGTATAAAATTTTACTACTAGATGATGATGGTGTTATAGTTACAGTCAAACCCGGTATTTGGTCGTGACTATTACCAGATGTGCTAGTAGTATCATTTTTAAAAGTTTGTACAACTTGAAGAATTTTACCAAAACTATCTGATGTTGTAGCTAAAGTAGCGTTTGCATCTGGTAATGTTAAAACTCTATGTGCACCACCAGATGTTGATGCTGGAGCCTGTAAGGATACTGACCCAGAGGTAGATCCGACTAATTTTACTGTCATGCTGCTACCTCCATTAGTGACATATAGGACACTGAGTAGTAGCTATCAGTATTATTGTTATGACCATTTACATAAATTGTTGCAGTTCCACCATCACTTTTTATTTGTAACTTATATGTGACTTGACTTGTAGTATTAGGTGTGTCATCCATCATAAAAGGTACACCTAAGGATGCGTATGAGTTTGTGTAAAATGTAAATAAATCAGTATTTGTACCACTATTAGAGTTACTACCTATTTCTGTAGAATCTCTTAATAATCTTGCTATACATGTATAGTTAAATTTAGTAAGTTGTATTCTTCCAGCAATTACAATTTTACTACTAGCAGAAGTAGGTGTAATATTACAAGTAAGTCCAGAATCTATATAAGATGAAGATGTTGTACTAAGGTAAGTATCATATTTAACTGATTGAAATTGTAATATTTTACCTGTAGTTATACCTGTTAAGTCACCGCCTGCTCCAGCGTAACTTGTTGCGGTTACTAGACCGCTTGTTCCGTTTATTGTTACTGGCATTATATTATCACCCATGTTTCGCCAGAACCTACAGTGACTGTAGCTCCTGAGTTTACTGTAATAGGACCAAACGTACCAGCATTATGATTATTGGTAATCGTATAGCTAGTTGTTACTGTTGTCCCATTCTCCCAAAAAATCTTATCCGACCCGCCGCCTGCTGCACCAGCACTACCTTCAGCCCATGTAAGACCTCCGGCTGCACTGGATTTTGCAGTTAGTACATAATCATTTGTAGGAGTATTATCTATATTAAGATCGGCTTCTTTAATAGAACCATCTTTGATTCCGTCTCCACCTGTTATTTTTGTTAGTGCCATTACGCTGCTACCTCCATTGCTGTTATTGTTGAAACACAGTTTGTCATGTAAGTGTAGTTATCTTGAACTGGAGAAGTATTAATACCAATGGTGTAACTAGAACTGTATGGACAATGTGCTTGTAGTTTATAGGTTGTAGCAGACGTTGTATTTGGCGAATCTAAAAAACTTTGAGCTACTGTCATTGCATTTACAGACGATGCTTGATAAGTACCAAAAGCACCTCTACTTTGACTTGTAGCACTTGGGTTTTGATCTCCAATAAAAATTGTGCTATCACTATTTCTTACTAAACGCATAGTGTAATATACACCATTTGCAAAAACAACAAGAGAATAATCAACCAAAATTTTACTAGAGGTTGAGCTAGGTGTAATACTAACGCTCATGCCTGTAATATCAACTAAAGTTTGTGAATTTATAGTCTGTTTACTTAATTTTACAGCTTGTACAACTTGAAGAACTTTACCAGTAGTATTTGACAGGTTAGAGATAGTTGTACTTCCGTCAGCAGCTAAAACAATATTGTTAGAACCAGAGGAAGCGTGTTTTAAATTTGTTGCGTTTAAAGTTGCCATTATGCTGCTACCTCCATAACTGTAATTGAACTTGCTACTCTTGCTGCATAATCAGCATCAGTATCACTATCTGAACGATTTACATAATAAGTAGCATTATAAGATGATCCTGCTGTTCCTTGTAATTTATAAGTAGTTGCAGAAGTTGTATTTGGAGAGTCTAAAAAACTCATAGACATAGGTGTACATTCTAAGCCATAAACTGATGACATTGATCTACGAGCTACTGTACTTTGTAATCTGTTACTAGCAGAATCACCTACAGCTATAGGTGTAGAACCTCTTACTAATCTAACGTGTACTGTACCTGTGCTTACGGCTACAGAAACATCAAATTGAATCAAAATTTTACTTGATGCAGCAGTAGGAGTAATTGAAACAGACATTCCTGATAGATCAACAAAAGTATCCGTGCCGTTAGATGTAAAAGATGATGTGTCAGTTTTAGTTGTTGATACAACTTGTAGTATTTTACCTGTATCTCCAACTGCTAACGTACCGCTTGCAGTTCCGGGTACAGTCAGTTCAATAGCTGCGTTACCAGTTGTACTGGCTGGTCCTTTTAAGGAGACTGTTCCTCCACCGCCGTCTGCGGTTAATTTTAATTGGCTCATGCTGTCACCTCCATGAGAGTAATACTTGAAGAACCACTATATGAATAATAAAGTCCTGATGTACCTGAAGCAGTTCTGTTTAAGTAGGTCGTGACGTTTGTTACGTTTCCCCACTGAACTTTGTAAGTAGTTGCAGAAGTTGTATTTGGAGTATCTAAGAAATTAAACTGAATCGGTTGCATATCATAAAAATGACTTCGATTACTATTTGCAAACAATCCGTGAAAAGAGTTGTAATTACCAGCACTTGAATTTCCTATTGCCGTAGAACCTCTTAAAAGTTGAAAATAAGTTTCTCCTCCAGTAGAAGCTTTCATATCTACCATAACTAAAATTTTATTACTTGCTGATGAAGGTGTGATTGATGCTGTAAAACCACTAATATCTGTATAGCTTTGTACTCCATTTATAGAAACAGCAGTGTTTAAAAATGTTTGTTTTACTTGCAAAATTTTACCGCCTGCTGGTATTACACCACTTGCTATATCGGCACTTTGTATACATCCGTCTGGTAAACCACCAACCGATATACCGGATACTGTGCCAGACCCGTTTAATGTAATAGGCATTATACTATTGTCCAGTTTTCTCCAGTACCAATCGTCACAGCAACACCGTTATTGATGGTCACAGGACCAGCACTCATGGCGTTTGTATTATTAGTAATGGTGTAATTGGTCGTTACGGTTTGACCATTTTCATAGAAGATTTTGTCAGTTCCTCCACCTGTTGCTCCGGCTGCTGCTACAACCCACTCCATACCATTAGCTGTATAGCCAAGTACTTTGTCAGTTCCAGAAGGAGCTGCATGTATATCTAGCTTTGCTTCTGTTATACTATCGTCTGCTAACTTACTACCAGCAATTGCTGCTGAAGTATTTATATCAGCATTGACAATAGTGCCATCTACAATTTTTGCAGATGTAACTGTATTATCACTCGGAGTTCCTATTCCTACTGCGTTTCCGAGGGTGAGAATAAAGAAGTCAGCACCACTAGCAGGAGCGGAGGCAAATATAATGTCATTGCCGTCAATAGCAAATCCTTCGCTTGGACTGGTTCCTGAGTTAGGTTTCTGAATGACTCCATTGACGCTAACAAGATGAGCTTGTGCATTTGTTCCGGCATTAGATAATGTAAATCTTGTAGCAGAACCATTAAAGGTTGCACTACCACCACCTGAGCCACTTGAGCTAGATAGTGTATTTATTTGTATGTTGTAAGTAGATGTAACGTCAGCAAATGAAAGAACACCACTACCATTTGTTTTTAAAAATTGTCCGTTAGTCCCATCTTCTGGAAGAGTATAAGTAACTGTACTACTTAAAGAAGTTGGTCCTTTAAAACTTATGTGATTAGTGTCTGTATCGTCAGAATCAAATTTAATTGTATCGTTTGATCCTAATTCAACCCCACCAAAAGCATAAATTGGACCGGTAAAAGATCCACCAGCAGTTGTCATAAAACCAGTACCCCAACCAAGATTTCCACTAGCATCTGATATTAACGGAAGACCAGAACTAAGTCCAGTTGGCAAAGTCAAAGTGTAAGTTGCATTATTACTATGGGCTGGTGATTTTATTTTTACACCATGACTGTTTTGTGAGCAGTTAAGTTGTAATGTACCATCATTACCGCCAGCACCTTTAACTTCTACAGTACCTGATCCGTTAGGAGCTAACTTAACATTACCATTAGTTGTGTTTGTAGTAATCTCATTTGTTTGTACATCTAAGTTACCACCAAGTTGAGGTGTAGTGTCATCTACAATATCCTGAGTAGGAGTTGTAACAGTAACAAACTCAACTGCATCACCAGCAGAGTTTACTTTAAGTGTTTTACCAGCAGCACTACCAAAGTTAG